GGACTCGCTTATGACGGTGATCACTACCCTCTGCGACTGCATCGGAGCGGTGGATGAGTCCAATGCCCCGAACCAATACGAAGTGAAAATGAAAATCGTAAACAAGATTAGCGACCTAATCGACAAAATCGAATACTGATGCAACGAGGCAGGCCAAAAGCATTTGAAACCCCCGAAGAACTTTGGGCGATTTTTGAGCAATACTGCACGGAAACCAAGTCCAAGCCCATTATCGTTAAGGATTGGGTTGGACCCAAGGCCATGGAAGTGTTGAGGGAAAAGGAATGCCCATTGACCTTTGACGGCTTTACGCTTTACATTTGGAAGTCAGGGGTTGCCAAGGGAGTTGACCAATACTTTACGAATCCTGACAACAGATACGAAAATTTTGTGGAGGTCTGTTCACGCATAAAGCAGGCCATAAGGGAGGACCAAATCCGAGGGGGCATGGCTGGCATCTATAACCCATCCATCACCCAACGCCTCAACAACCTTGTGGAGCGTCAAGAGAACACGGTTCACATCGAGCAGCCCCTATTCCCTGACAATGACTGATGCCAGTAAAAGAGCAGGAGAAGTTCATCCGAACCACGGCAGTAAATAAGGTCCGTGAGTTAAAGCGGTTCGTCAAAGGGGTACAAGGAGGCTCGTCCGCATCCAAGACGTACTCCATCCTTGCCGTTGAGATTGACTATTGCACCAAGAATCCGTACACGGAAACGAGCGTCGTAGCCGAGTCCATCCCACACCTCAAGCGTGGGGCCATGAGGGACTTTATGAAGATTATGACCGTTACTGGGCGGTTCAACGCTGCCCGATGGAACGCCACCGACTTCCGGTACAAGTTCGCTAATGGGTCATACATCGAGTTCTTTTCGGCTGACGATGATTCCAAGTTAAGGGGTGCAAGGAGGGACAGGCTCTACATGAACGAGGCCAACAACCTATCCTTCCACGCTTACACGGAACTGGCTGCACGGACCAAGCAATCGGTCATCCTTGACTGGAACCCGGTCAACGAGTTTTGGTTTCACTCCGAACTGATGCAAGACGAGGACGTGGACTTCCTCATTCTAACCTACAAGGACAACGAAGCCTGCCCCAAGAGTGCGAGGGACTTCATCGAGAAAGCGAGGGTCAAGGCTGAAACTTCGGAGTATTGGGCTAACTGGTACAAGGTCTATGGCCTCGGTCAAGTCGGGACGCTTCAGGGAGCCATCTACGAGGACTTCGAGGTGGTGGAGGGTATCGATGTCAGCCGAGCGAAATTCGTCGCCTTAGGGCTTGACTGGGGCTTTAGCAACGACCCTACGGCATTGGTCGCTATATACCGCCAAGGGGACTGCCTGCTGATTCAGGAACTGCTCTACTCCACGGGCCTGACCAACCAAGACATCGCAGACAAACTGCGGTCGCTCGGCATCACAAGGGCTTGGGAGATAGTGGCGGACTCGGCAGAACCGAAGTCCATCGAGGAAATCTACCGACTTGGTTTCAACATCAAGCCTGCCGAAAAAGGCCCCGACTCGGTCAGGAACGGGATCGACATCCTGAAACGCTTTAAATTGCAGGTAACCAAGGACTCGACCAACCTCATCAAGGAACTGCGGTCCTATACTTGGGCAACCGACAAGGAAGGCAAGAACACGGGGGTCCCGATTGATTCCTTCAACCACGCCTGCGATGCGATGCGGTATGTGGCACTCAACAAGTTACGGGTCAGTAACTCAGGGAAGTATGTTGTGGTGTAACTTTGGGGCATGAAGCAAACAGCAGTTGAGTGGATTGTTGAAATGATGACCAAGGAGGATTATTTCGGGACTTTTTGTACGGCAGACGAATTGCCTGTCCATAAGGAAAGAGTTGCCCAAATAGTGGAAGAGGCTAAGAAATTAGAGATAGAGCAGTTGAAGGATGCTTGGAAGTACAAGAACGAGCATCAAGATATAGACGACGAGTTTGATGATTACATGAAAAATTACTTCATCAAATAGCCCATGAACCCCGAACGCATCATTGACCTGCTCATCGAAATCGGCAAGACGATTGCAGCCGTTTTCTTCATCCTCACCCTTCTAACCCTCCTTTGGACCTTATGAAAGTCGTTCACTATTACCACATCTACTGCGGGGGGAATTGGCAGTTAATCCTGAATCAGCACATGATGGCGGTCTGCAACTACGGCCTCATCGGGGTCTTGGATGAGATTCGTGTAGGCATTGTCGGTCCACCCGAACAACGCAAAGCGGTCAAGGAGGTGCTGGAAGGCTCGATGGTGGCCGATAAGGTCAAGGTCGTAGTTACCCGAACCAACGCTTGGGAGCAGGCGACCCTTACCGAGATGTACCGGGCAAGTCAGGAAGAGGAAGCCGTGTACCTGTACGCCCACACGAAGGGGGCTGCGAATCCATCCTTGACCACCCAACTATGGGGGAGGTCCATGCTATTCTTCAACGTGGTCGCTTGGGAACGGTCCATGCAACTGCTCGAAGGAGTGGATGCGGTCGGATGTCATTGGATTACCAAGGAGCAGTTTCCCCACATGGCTGACCACAACAACCCGGAAGGCTACCCATACTTCGGGGGCAACTTTTGGTGGGCCAAGTCCGAGCATATCAAAGAACTGGGCGAACCTGCAAGGGACCACCGATTCCGAGCAGAAACTTGGGTTGGAAAGAAACCCGACACCAAGGTCTTTGATTCCAACCCCGGCTGGCCTTCGCCTGAAAAATTCGTTGTAACTTTTTGATATGAAACTACTCGCAAACATCGCCTACCACCACAACCCCGAAAGGCTGCCAAACCTTATCCGGGTCATTGAGGCTATCAAGTCCTACCCCGTGCAGGCAGACATCTTCGTGGACACCAACGACCCCGAAGTCGTGGGGCTGCTTGCTGACCAACCTGTAACGGTTCACGCTCACACGCAACTCTCGCACCCTTGGATGCTGACCGCAGTCCATCGGACTCGCATCAAGGAAACCTACAAGTACTTTGACTGGGTGGCCTACTTTGAGGACGACATGATGCTACCCAAGGAAGGGTTCGTGAACTTCACGGAGCGGTTCGATTCGATGTTTGCCGATGGCCTGTACCCATCCTTCACTCGCATTGAAACCTACGACGACAAGGAAGGGGAATGCACTCCTGACGTGAACGAGGTTCTGCCCAGTTCGGTGTGGTGTCAGTACAACGGCAAGGACTATGTGAGCCTGCCGTTCTTCATCAACTACCACGCTTTTTGGATGTTCAGCGTCAAGAGGCTTAAGGAGGTCCTGACCCGTAGCCCCGAAGAACTTGACAAAATCCCCGACAACGGTCTATTCAGGGAGAGCCTTGCTTCCTTCCCGATTTGGTCGCTTGGCTTGAAGCCGATGCTGGAGTTCACGGAGCAGGGCGAACTTGCGGACCATTGCAAGGTCTTCCACCTAACGAACAACTACAAGCACGGAAGCACCAACATTAAAACCCTGTTTAAGAGATGAAACAACTCGACGCTTTACGCAACACCCCACGGATGTACTTCCTGCCCATCGACTACCATTCGGGCAACAACCGGGTGGACGGCCTCATTGACCTTTGTCAAAAGTACCTCAAGCCTACGGACAAGTGCGTGGAAGTCGGTTCCTTTTCGGGGGTGAGCAGTCAGGTCATCGCCCTGCATTGCGGAGAGTTGCATTGCGTTGACACTTGGGACTTCGGTGGCACGATGCCAGCCGAGCAGATGTTCGACTTGATGCACCCGAATTACCCCAACATAGCCAAGGTCAAGATGACCAGCGTTGAAGCATCGAAGCAGTATGCCGATGGCTCTCTTGACTTTGTGTACGTTGACGCTGACCATTCCTACGCCTCGGTCGTTGCAGACATCAACGCTTGGAAGCCCAAGGTCAAACCGGGCGGTTACATTGCAGGCCACGACTCCTATATGCCCGAAGTCTTGAAGGCGGTCATGGACTGCCTCGGTGAACCCCTGCAATACTTCACCGATACCTCTTGGATTGTTAAGTTATGAAACTCCAAGACCTGACCATTGACCAGTTCCAGCGCATCGGAGCCATTGAGTTCTCCAGCGTCCTTGGGGACTACGACAAGCGTGCAGGAGTCGTTGCAATCGTTGAGGGGGTCGATATATCAATCGTCCGAGAAATGTCCGCCAAGAGCGTCCTAAAGCGTTACAAGGCCATCATAAGCGAGTGGAACGCATTGCCTGCCCTTGGGTACAAGCGGAAGTTCAAAGCCGGGGGCAAGTGGTGGATTCCAACGGTGTTCACGGATGAGTTGACGGCTGGGCAGTTGATTGAACTCATGGACGCAAACACCACGGACGAAAAGCAACTCCTGCAAAACCTGCACCGCATCATGGCGACCTTGTGCAGGGAAGGCGGTCTATTCGGATTCTTCCCGAAAAAGTACGACGGTGCTGCCCATGCGGAGCGAGCCGAACTCATGAAGAAACACGCCAAGGTGGGCGACGTTTGGGGCGTTGTCAGTTTTTTTTTGCTAAGTTCAGAATCCTACTTGAAAGTTTTGAGCGATTATTCCAAGCACCTGATGACGAAGGCCGAGGGGTTGACGTAAGCCCTCTTGCCGGCTACGGATGGCTCATGGTGGTGTGGAGGATGGCAAACAAAGACGTACTTAAGTTCGATGCCATCTTCGCAATGAAGGCGGTGGAGTTCTTGAACTATGCCCTGTTGATTCACGACATTTTAGAGGCAGAACGGATGGAAGCGGAAAGAGCAAGAAGAAAGTAGTATATTTGCATTAGTCAGGTGGCGGAATTGGTAGACGCTATACGTAGGGTACAACCGTTAATTAAAAGGGCGTGTACTCGCACAGGTTCGAATCCTGTCCTGACTACGAGGTGGGTTGGAGGTGACTTCCCGCAAAGCCTAAGTATGGAACCTTCATTTATAGTCAGGTGGCGCAACGGTTAGCGCAAGATGCTTATACCATCGAGGTTACAGGTTCGACTCCTGTCTTGACTACACATTCCAGCACGGGGGACATTTACCCACATGGAGTTCAACGTCTTTGTAGGGGGGTCAGGCAAGAAACTGACCGACATCCAAAGGGAGGCCCTTGCCGACTTTGGTGTGGCCCTTGAAGATGGGGCCATTGAGAACAAGTCCCATGCCTTAGTGGTCAAGTGGCTGGAAGGAGTGGTACGTCTTGCGAAAGAGAACCTCGCCAAGTCGAATGCCATCGCAAGCAATGCACTTTCGCAGTCCATCACCGTTACCCCTATATCCCTAAACGACCAGTCCTTCGTTGTCGCTATTGAGGCAGCGGATTACTGGAAGTTCGTGGACCTCGGTGTCAAGGGTGCAAACTCAAGCAAGCGTGCGCCTAACTCTCCCTTCCAATACCGGGACAAGCGTCCACCTATCCGTCCCATTCAGGAGTGGATTGCATTCAAGGGGATTCCGTTGGAAGGCAGGGACAAGAAGGCAGCAAACAGGTCCTTTGCCATCAACATCGCCAACAAGATTCGGAGGGAAGGTCTGCGAGCGACCAACTTCATGAGCAACGCAGTAAGCCCCGAAATGATAGAGGTCCTGACCGAGAATATCGCAGAGGTCCTTGGTAAATCCATAAGCGTAGCAACAACAAGATAAAATGGCAACAACCGTCCTATCAGGGTCGCCTCTCGTGGCAACCCCCGTTTACAACAAGATGCTCTTCAAGGTCAGCGGTTCGCTGATTGCTCAACCGAACTACCGTTACGTCTGCGATGTCAAGAACCCAGCAGGGACCACCCTTGCCCGGCTCAAGTGCGACAAACTGCCCAGCACCAACTTCGGATTCTTTGATGTGGCCAAGGTCGTTGAAACCCTGATTGCACCAACCAAACCATCGCTAACCCAAACGGGATTCGTAGATCACGCCGGGTATTATTCAGGTTACAGGCTCGACTTCATGGAGGAATACGGAAACACCCCAGTCGTGCAGACGGGAACGGTAACCACCGTCAGCGGGGTCATGGGGTTTGCAGGGAACTTGGAGCAGTTGGAGTTTCAGGACTGGAGCCTAAGCCCCTACTTCCGAATCGGGTCCTCGTTCAACTCCGTGAAACCCTTGACAACGCCTACGGCCTTCACCGTGTACCGTGGAGGCAAGGCTTGGCTTGCTATCAACGCCACCAAGTTTACTGCCGTGTCCGCCAATGACACCTACCTCGTTTCGGGTCGGGTCGCTTACAAGTCCGTAAATTACGACTTTGCCGTCAGCCCAAGTTTGTCAGGCACTACGGACTTTAACATTCAGCGATTCGGGTGCGGACCTGCACAACTATCGGGAACCATCGCAGCACTAAGCGGAGCAGTTGAGGGGGATTCCTACACGGTGCAGTTCTTAGGGAATCAGGGCTTGGGGTCGGTCATCACCACCTTCACGTTCGGCCCTTGCGAGCGATTCAACTCCATCCCGGTACACTTCCAAAACAAGTACGGGGGCATTGACTCCTACACCTTTACGCTCAAGAACCGCAAGCGGGCCAACATTACCCGGCAGACCTTCGGCTACAACTCGGACGTTTACGCAACCACCACCTACGACAAAGTCTGGGCAGGGGGGTTCGACTACGTTTACGCTCTCAACTCCGATTGGCTGACCGATGCCGAATCCGAGTGGCTGATTGAGATGGTCCGTTCCGGGCAGGTATGGCTTGAACTGAATGGGCAGTTGGTCGAGGCTATCGTCAACGCCAACACCTACCAATTCACGACCCGAAGGAACGACCGCCTCACGCAGTTGCAGGTCGAGGTTGCCGTGGCTTACAAGAACAACATCCTATGAGCGTCACGCTGATTGCCTACCCGACCGCTGACTACACCACCGACTTGCAGGCTTGGAATGCGTTCAACGACCGAGCCGATGCCGATGGTGCTACGAGCCGAGAGGACGCTTGCTACGGCTGCCTGTTCTCAACCTTTGCGACCCTTTACGACCAACCCGAACTCGCTTACGTCCTTGACACCATGGGCGAGATTGACATCGCCCTCACGTTTTCGGTGGAGGACATTGCCGACATCACCAAGCGGAGGGGTTCGTTCTCTAAGACGATAACCCTGCCAAACACGCCTACCAACAGGGCCTGCTTTGGTCATGCCTACAACATCCAGTCCTTTGTCGGTGGATTCCAGCCCAACAAGAAGATTCGTGCAGCGATGTGGGAGGACGGGGTCCAAGTATTCAGCGGAGTGCTGCAACTGATTTCCATGTCCAAAATCCGGGGCGAGGTAACCTACGAAGTGGGCCTATTCTCGGACG